AAACGAAACGGCCTACCGACACGAGTATCTGGGCGAGGTTGTCGGCAGCGGCACGGCGGTATTCGAGAACCTGAAAATTCAACCAATCACAGACGAGCAGTTGAAAACATTCGACAGAATCAAGCGCGGCGTTGACTGGGGCTGGTATCCTGACCCATGGGCATACAATGCAATGCACTATGACGCAGCGCGGCGCACGCTGTACATCTTCGATGAACTGACACGGCGTAGAACCAGCAACAGGGACACGGCGCAGTTGCTTTTGGAGAAAGGGCTGACGCGTGAGGACAAAGTATGTGCGGATAGCGCAGAGCCGAAATCCATTGCGGACTATAACAAGTACGGCGTAAAGACATTCCCTGCCAGAAAAGGCCCGAAGTCTGTTGTATACGGTACAAAGTGGCTGCAGATGCTTGATGCTATTGTAATAGACACCGTGCGTTGCCCGGACACTGCAAAAGAGTTTAGCGAGTACGAGTACGAGCGAGATAGCAAGACGGGAGAAGTGCTCGAAGGCTATCCGGATTTGAACAACCACCACATTGACGCGGTGCGCTATGCGATGGAAAGCACAGCGAACAAGGCGGGAGACACCGCCGAAACCAGATACAAGAGCATTTTCGTGTAAAGGCGGTGAGAAGACGTGAAAACATACCAAGATTTTGTAGCGGTTGGCGAGGACGAAAAGGCCCGCATGAGTTTCATACTGGGTGCAATTAATGAGTATAAGGCCGACCATAGCACACGCATTGCAGCGAACGCCAACAAGTATTACTACGGCGAAAACCCTACAATCAACAAATACGAGAAAATCATCTACGACATGCAGGGAAAGGCGCACCGTGACATGTACACGGCAAATCACAAGATAGCAAGCAAGTTCTTTGGTTTGGTCGTAGACCAAGAAGTTTCGTATTTGCTGGGCAACGGCGTTTCATTTCAGGAAGCGGAGACAAAAAAGGCGCTTGGTGCGACGTTTGATGAAGATATTATGGACGCTGCCCGCCATGCTTTGATTGACGGGCAGTCTTTCGTGTTCTGGAATCTCGACCATGTGCAGGTGTTCGCAGCAGAGGAATTTGTTCCCCTGTACGACGAGGAAGACGGCTCCATTAAAGCCGGAATCCGTTTCTGGCAGGTGGCAGACAATAAGCCACTGCGCGCCACGCTGTACGAGCTTGACGGCTATACAGAGTATCTAAAGCCCAAAAGCGATGATATGGCGATTCTCAAGCCGAAACGCGCATACAAGTTGAAGCTGCGCACCAGCGAGGCAGACGGCACAGAAATTTATGACGGTGAGAATTATCCCGGATTTCCCATTATCCCGCTGAAAAACGGAGAGCAGGCCCACAGCGAGCTACAGGGGAGACAGAATACCATTGACGCGCTCGACCTTGCTAGCTCCAACATGGTAAACAACGTTGACGAAGGCAACCTGATTTTCTGGGTTCTGACCAACTGCGGAGGCATGGACGAGCAGGACGATACAAAGTTCATTGAGCGTCTGAAAACTACCCATGTCGCCCACGCTGACGGTGACGAGGGCGCAAAGGCCACGCCACAGAGCATCGAAGCCCCGTTCCAAGGCACGCAAGCCACCATTGACATGCTAACCAAAAAGTTATACGAGGACTTTCAGGCCTTTGATTCTGCTGCTGTCAGCGCTGGCAACCAAACTGCAACGGCTATCAAGGCCAGTTATGTGCCACTCGACCTGAAAACAGACAAGTTTGAAAGCTGCGTGACGCGCTGCATCAAGGGCATTTTGGCGGTTGCCGGGCTTGATGGCGATCCGACATACACGCGCAACCAAATCATCAACAAGCAGGAAGAGGCGCAGACGGTCTTGCTGGGTGCAGAATACTACGATGATGAATACATCACCAAAAAGCTGCTGACCATCCTTGGCGACGCAGACCAGTACGATGAATTGATAAATCGAAAGGCGGCAGAGGAGTTAGACCGCACGACCAACGGCGAGGAGTGACAAGATGTTGAATTTTGAAAACCTCGACAAAGCCAACTTTTTAGGAGTTGGAAAATACGATACGCCGATTATCCAGCCGGAACACATTGATGTGCGGCATCTGGAATGGATTCCGTTCAACTTTGCTAAAACCTGTACGGACTGCGCAACAAAAGGCGTTCACTTTTTCGTGGATGATTATCAATTCCAAAGGGTGTGGAATCAGCCGGACAAGTACATTCCGTTGCTTCAAAAATTTGGCGCTGTGTGTGCGCCTGATTTCTCAATGTATACAGATATGCCGCTTGCTATGCAGATATACAATCACTATCGCAAGCACTGGCTGGCGGCATACTGGCAGCAATGCGGGATTCACGTTGTGCCAACCCTGTGTTGGAGCAATAAACAAAGCTACGAGTGGTGTTTTGACGGCGAGCCACAACATTCGATTGTGGCGATTTCTAGCGTGGGAACGCAGAAAAGCAAGCAGAATCAAGCGCTGTTTGAAAAAGGCGTTCGGGCGGCATTGGCAAGGCTTGAACCCAGTGAGATTTTGTGGTATGGCAAATGCCCTGAAGAATTTGACTGGAACGTTACTAGGATTCAGCCATATTATAAGCGAGTAAGAAGGAGATGCGAGAATGGGCGGTAGAGGTTCTGGAAGCGGCAGGGGCGGCGGTAGTGAGAGTATAGGCGCCTTAAAAGAGAGAGAAAAAAGCCTGAATTCCCAAATTGACAAACTGAATAAAAGGTTGGCAGATTACGCATCAAGAAATCCTGCGTGGAATATGCCAAGCGGATATTACGATGTACAGAGAAAAAAACAGGCACTTGAATCAAAAAAGCGTTCGATAACAAACAAAATAGTGACCGCAAGCAGAAATGTGACTGTTGAAAAAACAAATGGAAAACCATTTGTAAATTCCTTTGGCGAAGCTACAAAAAGAGAGATTACTACCACATCGTACAAAAATAGCCAAGCAAGACTTGACAAAGAAATTATGAGGTTTGTCGGTGGCGAGATCAATAGAAAAAAACAGACTAAAAGAAGAAAATGAGAAAACCTGATTATGCCCACAAACTGACGGATAAACAGCTCGCAGAGTTGGAACAGCGCATCGCAAAGCTGTACAAAGAAGCTGCTGACGAATTGACCGATACGGTGAGAGCCTATTTTGAGCAGTTCGAAAAGCGAGACGCAGCCATGAAAGAAAAGCTGGATGCAGGCGAAATTACAGACCAGCAATACAAGCAATGGCGGCTTGCGCAGATAGGACGAGGCAAGCGTTTTACGGCGCTGCGGGACAAGGTGGCAGAAAGATACACTTATGCCAATGCAACGGCTGTGGCCTATGTCAATGACGCCACGCCGGGCATTTACAGCTTGAACCGCAATTACGCTGCTTACAAAATTGAGCAGGTTTCCGATAAAGCAGATTTTACGCTGTGGGATGAGCAGACTGTGAAACGCTTAATCGATGAACAGCCTGACTTGATGCCATATTACCAGCCAAAGCGTGCATTGCAGCGCGGCATTGACCTGAAATACGGAAAGCAGCAAATTACAGCTAGTGTCACAAGCTCCATTCTGCAAGGCAAGGGAATTGGCAAGATTGCGGATGACTTGCAAAGCCGTATGCGGGACATGAGCCGCGCAAGCGCTATACGAACGGCCAGAACGGCGGTCACAGCAGCAGAGAACGCGGGACGGCTAGATACTTACCGTTCCGCGCAGGATATGGGCATAAAGCTGAAAAAACAATGGGTGGCAACGTTAGACAACCGCACGCGGCATGCGCACGCGGTGGCAGACGGGCAAACGGTAGATGTGGAAAAGCCGTTTATTATTGATGGTTATAAGCTCATGAAGCCTGGCGATGAATCTGCGCCGGGATACCTAGTGTATAATTGCCGCTGCACAACAATAGCGGATTTGCCAGATGTGCCAAAATCGCGGCATGAGTTGCGGAGAGCGATAGACCCAGAAACGGGAAGAAGCGTACTTGTCCCATATATGAATTACACGCAATGGAATAGCTGGAAAGAAGCAGAAAACAGATATGCGTGGGAAACATATATGAAGAAAGGGCGCAATTTTTCATCCGACAAGAAACAATTTGCGGAATACCGCAAAGTTTTAGGCGATAAAGCGCCAGATTCAGTTTACAAGTTCCAAGATTTAAAGTATAATGATATTGAAATTTGGCACGCGTTAAAGACCTTAAAAAGGCAAACAATGTTTGTAGAAAAAGCGCAATGTGAAACGACGGAAAGAAAATTCAAAGAATATCTTTTGAAGCCCGGCGCAAAACATGCGAAAGAATTTTTCGACGTTGGATATGCAAAGGAAAACCCGATACAGCTACGATACGATATTGCAAAGCAATACGATGAGAGCAAAGTTCAAAATGTAATAGAGCTGGAAGATGGGAGCAAAAAGTATTCGATTCCCATGAAGTTGGGGATAACGGAGAAAAAGCAATTCTTGACTTGCTGGATAAAAGAACCCGGCAACGGAAAACCGAGAATTACGACAGCCTATAGAAAGGATGCAGACGAGTGATACGCGAATTTGATAAAGTAAAAATAACTGCATCTGGAAAAATTGGTGTGGTTGTAGATATACGGGACACGGACTGCTTGCATTATCTTATCGAACTCGACAAAAACAATCAAATTATTGATTGCAAGGGAAACGAGATTGAAAAGGTGAAATGAAAATCACCCTTGAAGACCATAGCGCTGAAGTTTACAAAGAGCTTGAAGCCGCTTGCCAGCGGGCGCTGGAAAAATGCGGGCTTGTCGGTGAGGGGCATGCTAAAAAGCTATGCCCTGTGGACACTGGAAACCTACGCAACAGCATTACACATATGGTAAACGACGGCGAAAAAGTTGCGTATATCGGCACAAACAGCGAGTATGCAGTTTATGTGGAGTGCGGCACGGGCGTTTATTATCCCGGCGGCAGACAAACGCCGTGGACGTATCAAGACGAAAACGGCGATTGGCATCTGACCCACGGACAACGCGCTAAACCGTACATCAAGCCCGCTGTCGCAGACCATGTAGACCAGTACAAGAAAATAATTGAATCCGAGCTGAAAGGCAAATAAGCCTCTCGGCTCTTTTTATTGGGAGGAAATCACATGAAAAAGATTCTTTATATCGCAATCGCAGTTATGGCCTCAGTTTTGCTTTTATGTGGCTGTTCCGAAGCCGATAAAGCAAACTCCAATATTTCTAAACAGGCCGATTACTTTGAGAGCGAACGAAAAATCACCGTATACAACGCCAGAACAGACAAGGTCATTATGGAAGCCGAGGGATATATGTCCATCTCCAACAATTCCAGCAACGAGCTTGTCTGCACTGTAAAGGTTGGCCCTAATACTTACAGGAAAAATTACATCTACCTAAACAGCTACACAATGTATGTTGTCGAGGACATTACAGGAACACACACAGACCCGTACCATTACAAGCTGTATTTCCACACAAATGTGCTGCCCAGCGTTGAAGTGAAACCGTAAAAGGCAAGTTTACCTAGCAACTACCGAGACTTTCTCGGCGGTTGCTATTTTTATACGCAAAAACAGCGAAGCACTGCTGTTTTGAATAAATAAACTCAAATGGCGAAGAACCGCCACCGAAGAAAAGGAGAGAACCCCCATGGCAAAATTTACACGCGCTGAAATTCGTAAGATCATTGGCGAAAGCTGCACTGACGAAATTGAAAATCAGCTGGTGGCGCTCCATCTGGGCGTTGTTGACCCGCTGAAAGACGACGTCACGCGGTATAAAGCCGATGCAGAAAAGCTGCCGGGCGTTCAGAAGGAGTTGGACGACCTGAAAGCGCAGGGCGACGACGGTTACAAGGCTAAGTATGAAGCAGAGCACAAGGCTTTCGGGGACTACAAGGCCAACGTAGACGCTGAAAAAACAACGGCTGCCAAAGAAAAGGCACTGTCCGACGTCCTGCTGAAAATCGGCATTTCTGAAAAACGGATTTCCTCTGTCGCACGCCTTGCAAAGGGAGACGGCCTGCTTGACAAACTGGATTTGGATGACAAGGGCGCTATCAAAGACGCAGCTGCGCTTGAAAAGAGCCTCAAGACCGATTATGGCGAGTACATCACCAAGAGCAGCACCAAAGGCGCAGACACGTCTACTCCCCCTGCCAACAATGGCGGCAAGGCCCTGACGCGGGAGGACATCTACAAGACGGACGACAAGGGCCGCTATGTACTGTCCACCGCAGAGCGTCAGGCTGCGCTTGTGAACCTCATGCAAAACGAATCTGACGATTAACAGAAAGGAGCCAAAATATGGCTGCAAAAACTAACCTGACTACCGCCGCCCAGATTACTGTCAATGCTCGCGAGGTTGACTTTGTCACCCGCTTTGGCAAGAACTGGGACGCGCTGCGCACCATCATGGGCATTATGCGCCCCATCCGCAAGGCCCCCGGCACGAAGCTGGTCTCCTATGAGGCCTCTGTTGATGGCACTCTGGCTGGCGGTACGTCCGTTGCTGAGGGCGACGAGATTCCGCTGACCAAGATGAAGGTCGAGCCCAAAACCTACGGAGACATTGAGATTGCCAAGTATGCCAAGAGCGTATCCGTTGAGGCAGTCGCCAAGTACGGCGCAGATGTTGCCGTTGAAAAGACCGACGAGGCGTTCCTTGTCGCCCTGCAGAACAAGGTTCTGGGCGACTTCTACACCTTCCTGAACACTGGCTCTCTGGCTGTAGCTGCTACCACTTGGCAGCAGGGTCTTGCTCTGGCAAAGGGCAACGTGCTGGACAAGTTCGCCAGCATGGATCGTGATGTTACCGAGGTTGTCGGCTTTGCCAACATTCTGGACTTCTACGGCTATCTGGGCGACAAGGAAATCACCACGCAGACCGCCTTCGGCCTGACCTATGTCCAGAATTTCATGGGTTATTCCACCCTGTTCCTGCTGCCCGAAAAGTACATTGCAAAGAACAAGGTTATCGCCGTGCCTGTTGAAAATATCGACCTGTATTACATCGACCCCGCCGATAGCGATTTCGCCAAGCTGGGCCTGAACTATACCGTCGAGGGCGAAACCAACCTGATTGGTGTGCATGTTGACGGCGACTACAGCCGCGCAACTGGCGATATGTACGCTCTTATGGGCATGAAGCTGTGGGCAGAGTACCTGGACGGTATTGCCGTTGCCACCATTACGCCCGCAGAAGCCCGGAGCGCAAAAACTGTTAAGGCAGCACAGTAAAAAAGAGGGAGTGCAATGCTTGAAGAATTGATGAGGGAGTGCCGGAACTGGTTTGTCACACAGAATGGCGTCCATCTGGGCGAGTTCAGCATCAAGGGCGGGAGCATTGCGCTCCCTTTTTTGCGTGCCGGACAGTATTTCCGCATTATGGGCAGCGTTCTGAACGATGGTGTGTATCAATACGGTAACTGCTCGCTAAGAGATGAAACGTTTGATGGCGCTGTCTGGGCCATGGCCGTGCCTGCCGAATTTCTGCACCTTGAAGAAGAAATCAAGGCGTGGCGCACGCAGTACGAGAACGCCGCAAACAGCCCATTCCAGAGTGAGAGCTTTGCCGGGTACAGTTACACCAAATCGAGCGCAAACGGCAATTCTGGCGGCTCTGTGACGGGCTGGCAGGGCGTGTTTGCTTCTCGGCTGAACAAATGGAGAAAGCTATGAGCATTTTAGATGATTTTTCGCATAGCTGCATCATTATGGACAAGCGGACAAAGCCTGACGGTGAAGGCGGCTATGCTACCGAGTGGAGCGAGGGCGCAGAGTTTGCGAATTATGTTGCACTGGACAGCAGCCTTGAAGCACGGCAGGCCGAAGCGCAGGGCGTGACCAGCGTGTATACCGGCATTGTGCGGAAAGATGTGCCTATCGAGTACGGCAGCGTGTACAAGGACGTGACGACCGGGGCATATTTCCGGGTCACGAGCCGCCCGGAAGAAAAGCAAGCCCCGGCAAGCGCTTCCCCGATGCTGAACGGCCTAAAGAGCTTTACGGCTGAACGATTGCGGGAGGGATTGCCTACATGACAAAGGGCGCTGCATTACAGCAGTTTTTCGGGCAATTTATGACCGCTTACGCCAGCAATGCCGTGCCGGATGACGCTGTACTCCCATACCTGACCTATGATGCTGTGTTTGACGCATGGGGAGGCGGAGCGGTATCGCTGACGGTCAACATGTGGTTCCATACCACGCGCGAAGCGGTGCCCAATGCCAAGGCGCTTGAGCTTTCGGACGTGCTGGGCATTGGCGGCGTGACGCTTCCGGTAGATGGCGGCTTTATTTGGTTAAAACGCGGCTCCCCGTTTTGCCAGGCGCTGGCAGATGAGACAGACAAAAACATAAAACGGCGGTACATCAACGTGACCGCCGAATTTTTATGCCTAAATTGAGGTGAAAGCATGAAATTTACTCGTATTCCTGAATCTGCGTTTAAGGAACTGGTCTTGAACGCGGGTTATCTTGCAACTACGTTTGACCCGGCTGCCGGTACTGCGCCGGAAGAAAGTGCGCTGCTGGGCGCCACGACTGGCGGCATCAACTTTACGGCTGTGCCAAGCTTTACCGACTTCGGCGAGGACATCGACAACTGTCCCAAGAACATGAAAGAGCTGAAGCAGATTGAATCCTGGGAAGTCAAGTGCAGTGGCACTTATGTTTCGGCATCGGCAGAAAATGCCAAAAGCATGCTTGGCGCTGCGGATGTTACGACTACTTCCAAGGTTTCCAAAATCACGCCGCGCAATGATTTGAAAGACAGCGACTTTACCGATTTGTGGCTGCTGTGCGATTACTCTGACAAGCACGGCACTACGAACGGCGGTTTCTGCGCCATTCACATGATGAATACGCTGTCTACCGGCGGTTTCAGCTTGAAGACGGGCGACAAGGAAAAAGGCCAAATGAGCTTTGAATACACGGCGCACTACTCCATTACCGCGCAGGACACTGTGCCGTGCGAGGTGTATATCAAGGCCGGAGAGGATGAAGCATAATGCGGATTTTTTCTGAACTTAGCACTGACGAAGCGCTGGAAGTCGTTTTGCAAATCGCGCAGCCCATCACAAACCTGATCGATGATGAAGCGCTTGTGAAAGAGATGCAGAAAGCTATGCCGAAGGGCGAAACGACCCGTATTGCAATGCAGCGTTTTGGCCTTGCGAAAATTGTTAAGCTGCTGAACATTGCGTTGAAGCAGCACCGCGAGGATGTGTACGCAATCCTTGCACCGTTCAACGGCCTGACGGTGGAAGAAATCGGCAAGCAGAATTTCCTTATCACCTGCAAGCAGGTTGCCGACCTGTTGAACGATAAGGGGTTTGTTGATTTTTTCAAATCGTATCTCGGTGGCGGGCAGAACAAGTAATCCCTGTACTGCTGAAAATGCCGAAACTGGGCGCAAAGGCGCTTGTGTCGGCGCTGCCTTACGCTTTAAAAGCTGATTTTGAAGAGCAGCTGTACAAGGTGTACATGACAGACAGCGCGTGGAACCTTGTGGTAGCTGTGACAGGCGTAAAGGACAGGCCAGCGAGATATATTGACATTATCCACCCGCCTAAAGTGGATACGCGGACACCGGAACAGGTGCAGGCGGATTTCAAAGACTTTGCGGCGCGGCATGGATTAAAAACAAAAGAACGGCAGGAGGTGAGCGAGTAAGTGGACATTTTTAACCTTTATGCCAAATTAAGCCTGAACACAGACGACTATGAAAAAGGTGTTGAGAAGGCAAAAGGCGGCGCATCGTCCTTAATGGACGTTTTCAGCGGTACGTTGCTCGGCAATGTTGTTTCGGACGGTTTGCGGACCGTAGCCAACGGAATTACGGAAATCGGGAAAACCGCTGCAAACATGGCCGTGTCAATCGGCAAGGCATCGTTGGACAGCTATGCGGACTACGAGCAGCTTGTAGGCGGCGTGGAAACGCTGTACAAAGATAGCGCTGCTACTATTGAGAAATATGCGCAGACCGCCTATAAAAATGTTGGCTTGTCTGCCAACGATTACATGGATACGGCTACATCTTTTGCGGCATCGCTGGTAAGTAGTCTTAGCGGAGACACAGAAAAAGCCGCCGAAATGTCCAATACGGCGATTTCTGACATGGCCGATAACTGGAACAAAATGGGCTCCTCTGTGCAGAGTGTGCAGGACGCGTATCGAGGGTTTTCCAAACAAAATTTTACTATGTTGGACAACTTGAAGATCGGTTACGGCGGTACTAAGACCGAAATGGAGCGCCTCCTTGCTGATGCAGACACGCTAAATGCAAAGCAAGGTGTTTACACAAAGTACAGCATCGACAGTTTTTCCGACATTGTGCAAGCCATTCACGTTGTACAGACGGAAATGGGCATTACAGGTACAACGGCAAAAGAAGCGGCAACTACGATTCAGGGCAGTACGGCATCGATGAAGAGCGCATGGGCAAACCTGCTGACGGGCATTGCAGACCCAGAACAAAATTTTCAATCCTTGATGGATGAGTTTGTTGACAGCGTTATTACTGCCGGAAACAATATTATACCGCGCATCAAAGAAATTGTGCCTACTTTGATTGATGGCTTAAGCGAACTGGTCACACAGCTTGCGCCTTATGTAAGCGGCGTGATTATGGAGCTGGAACCAACTATTGAAGAGGGATTGCAGGCGCTTTTCGGCGGGTTAAGCAGCGTAGCAAGCGAATTGCAGCCCATTGTTGCTGATGTGTTCTCGTTTTTTGGCGATGCAATTATTTCTGGGCTGACAAGCGCAATTGAAAGCTCTGACTTTTCTTTTTTGCTGGATATTTTCAATAATGTGAAAACGGCAATAGAAAATATTGCTAACATTATTGATAGTTTTAAAAACAATGCCAATGCAGCGTGGGATGCGATTTCTGCCAAGATTCAGGAAGTCGTGGCATATGTACAGCCTTATGTTGAAACGGCTATGCAGGTTATTGGGCAGGTCGTTACGCAGGTCATTACAGATTTGACCCCAGTCATACAGAGCATCGGTGAAGCGTTCAGCGCTGCATGGAGCCTTGTACAGACTGTATGGGCATGGGCAAGCGCATTCTTTCAGGCTATCTTCCAGTCAATTGTGGTCATCTTTACGCCGTTTGCACCGATTATCAGCGGATTCTTTCAGGGCGCGTGGATTATCATTCAAAGCATCTGGAATGTTGCGGTAAGCTTTTTCCAGACTGTGTTTGATTTGATTACCGGCGTGTTCTCTACGATTGACGCTGTGCTGTCCGGTGACTTTCAGAGCGCGTGGGAGTCGATTCAGGGCATCTTTGATGGCGCGTTTGGGTTCTTCTCTACGGTCGGGCAAAACGTTGTAGAGGGCATCAAGGGCGGCATTGCGGCTGTTTGGGGTGGTCTTGTCAGCTTTGTGCAGGGCTTGTGGGATGGCATCAAGAGTATTTTTGTCATCAATGCAAGTGATGTGAAAAACAACACGGGGTCTGACGGTAGCCACGCAGGCGGCATGGATTATGTTCCCTATAACAACTATGTTGCAAATCTGCATCGCGGCGAGATGGTGCTGACAGCTGATGAAGCGGACAGCTACAGACGCGGTAAGGGCAGTGGCAGCGGTTTTACCCTGACGCAAAATATTTACGCGGCAAAGCAGACGCCGGTTGAACTGGCAGCAAGCACAGCGGCGTATTTCCAGCGGGCGAGGTGGGCGTTATGAGTTTTTTAAGCAAGTCTTTCAAGTACGTCAATTCGCTGGGGCAGTCTATCGTGTTTGACTACGCGCATGGTTATCTTATCAGCAAGCCGGATGGCATTGATACAATTTCGGTCACTGCCAACACGGCGCAGGGCATCGGTCAGGTAGGCGCTACGGTACAATCTAAGGCCATCCAGACGCGGCCTATTACCATCAATGGAAGAGTTATCGGCGACAATGCGCAAGCGCTTAAAGACGCGCTTATGACCGTTGTACGGCCTGACCTGACCGGGGTGTTATATGCCGGAGACTGGCACATAGACGTTATTGTAACGGCATCGCCCACCATTGGCGCATCAAAACGCGGTGCGCCGTTTCAGCTTGGCATGCTTGCCCCCTACCCGTATTGGGAAAGCGGCGAACGAAAGGCAATGCAGCTGCGCGGCGTGCAAAAAGGTTTTAAATTCCCATGGAATATCAGCAAAACGTATTATTTCGGCAAAGTCATTGTGCTAAAATACATTGTTTTGCAAAATTTTGGGCAGTTTGATGTGCCGTTTATGCTGGAAATCAATTGCATTGGCGAGACGGCAACAAACGTAGGCATTGAAAACATGCTGACAGGTGAAGTGCTGCGGCTGGAAAAAACGCTTGTGGAAGATGAGCGTGTCGTTATCAAGACATCGCACGGAAAGACAACGGTGACAAGTTCTAAGGACGGTGACTGCCGGGGCGCACTTACGCTTGAAAGCACACTGTACAGAATTCATACGGGCGATAATGCGTGGAAGCCTACTGCGGACAGTGGGCTTGAAAACGTTGAAATGAGCGTTTCGTTTGCGGAAGAAAGTGCGGGTGTAACGGTAATATGAGATTAGAGCTGTTCTCCCATGACCTTAACAACCGACACGAAATTACCCACGCCATCAGCAGCGAGTTCAGCGACTACTATAACGATGTGGGAAAATTTACGGTAGTTTTGCCGATGGATGGTTACAACATCGGGATAGTGGAGCTGGATGCTGTTTTGTACATTGTAGAGCGAAGACTTGCGTATACGGTGGAAGAAATACAGTTCGATTGTGATAATAGCGAAATCACGTTGAACGGGTACAGTCTGAACAATAAGCTGAACCGGCGTGTTATTGCGGCAACTGCCAGTATTGCCAACGTGGAAACGGATGTATACAGCGTTATTACTGACAACCTGCGCGGGCTGCCTGTACTGCTGGCAGAGAAAAAAGGCTTGACAGAAACCGTGACAGCAACAGAGGTGTACGGGGATGAACTGTTAAACTGCATACAGCCGATTTTGGCAGACGCAGGACTTGGAAGCCGGATGGTTTTGGACTACAGAACCAAAACAGAAACGTTTGAATTGTATAAGGGCGTTGACCGTACAGAGGGATTAGACGCGGTCCTGTTTGTGCAGGAACGCGGAACAGCGCCCGGGCTGATAGTTGACAAGGACATTTCTGAATACAAAAATGTGTGCTACTGTGAAGCGCAGTACAAAGACGGTACAAAATTTGTAGTGCAGGCTGGCACGGCCAGCGATTCAGAACGGCGCGAACTGTGGGCGAGCTTCAGCGGAGATAGCCAGCAGGATGGAGAGACAAACTCTGCGTTTCAGACGCGCGTTAAGCAGTATGCGGCGTTACAGCTAGGCAGTCATTTGAACCGCAACGGATTTTCGATTGACGCTGACGGTGACGAGCTTGGCACGGCATATAATGTCGGCGATTTGGTCTGGTGCGTTTCATTGCGGCTGGGTGTAAAGTACAAGGCAAGAATCACGGCAGCAAAGTATTCACAGGATGCAAACGGATCAAGCGTCAAGCTTGTTATTGGCGACCCGATTTTAACAGTTTTGAGGTGATAAAGTGGCAGAAATCAAAAACTTTCCGAATAACGTAGATGAATATATCGGAGCCGAAAACGTGATGAAATGGCTGCATGGGCGTTCCAGCGGCGTTTTTGGCGCAGATGGCAATTTAAGTGTTACCGCAAACGGCGATATGACGGTAAGCGTTTCAGATGGCGTGGGCTGGCTGGCGAACGACAAAGCGGACGGCACAGTTTTTTGGAATGATACAAAAGAACAGACTGGAAGCGAGTTGCATCTGACAATCCCGTTGCCAGATGCCATTTTGCCACGTATTGACAGGATCGTTGTTAGCTGGGACACGGTGGATTATGCGGAAAAACCGCGTATTGAAGTGCTAAAAGGAACGCCGAATAATGCACCTACCGCCACGGAACTTACAAACAACACTTTAAAACGGCAAATTTCTCTTGCGCGTATTTACGTTGCGGCAGCTGTAAGCAGCATTTCTGCGGATAGCATCACGGACGAACGGCTTGACCCCGATGTGTGTGGGCTTGTTACGGACTGGGTTAGCGTTGACACTACCACCATTCAGGCGCAGTTTTCCGCGTTGCTTGAAAAGGTAAAGACTGAGCTGTCGCAACTGCACGGTGGCACAGCAATGATGACAAAGGCGCAGTATGACCCGTCTGGTGGCGGGTTAAATGTCTGCGTGCAGGAATATGAGTGTAGCAAGAGCGGCAGCGTTTACGCGCTGGTCGGCGAGGGCGCGGTGGGGCGTTTTAAAGTCCCCGCTGCATGGAGTGCGGGCGACACGTGGACAGTCAACGGTGTGGCCGTGCCTGCGTATTGCGGCGCGGATGCGGCGGACGGGGACTGCGTTGTTGCCGGGCGGTGGGTGCTGTTTACCTTTGACGGGAGCCGACTGGATTTTAACGGCGGCGGTGGATTATCCAATGCGAAGCTGGCACAGGCCACCGCCACCGAGGGCAATGTGCTGGCAGGCAAAAGATTTTATGCTGCGGATAAGACGCTTAAAGAAGGGACTATGCCGAACCGGGGCGCAGTGGACACAACCATAAACCCGGGAAGTTCTTACGCAGTCCCCGCAGGATACCACAACGGCGAAGGCCGCGTAAAGGCGGCAACATGGACAAAAGACAAATATTTATATCTGGTCATACAGTATCAGAACGGCTATGGAAACCCTATTCCGGAGTACGCGGCAACAGTGGTTGCACAAGGCATACCGGAGCCCGGATTTCTGGCGCATTATAGCGGCGCTGGAAATGTCCATGCAGTTACAAATGTCTGCAATGCCAATATGCTGAATATTGGAGACTATGCCGGAAACGGCACGGCACAGATAACACCACTAACCTACCTATATGACATTTTCCACAAAACGAATCATGATCCAGGTGTTGTTTATACATTAGGCGCCGGAGTTTATTGTTACCGTATGAGATGAGGACTAAAGCATGGCAGAGAACCAATCGTAATCAACGCCGAGAAAATGTTGTACTGTTAAGGAGGTATGGCATGGTACATACTTTGAGTCTGGACAACTACACCCCTACACCGCGAAAGCTGGTGCTTGGGACTAATTCCAGCTATGGCATAGAATCTATAAAAATCGAGCGCGGGGCCGGGTGGGACGGGCTGAATCTCACCGCAACGTGGCACATCCCCGGGCGGGAAGAGCCGCTGCGCGTGGCCCTGCTGGATGGGGATGCCATGGACGTGCCGCCCGAGGTGACGAAGGAGGCCAAGGATGGCGTGCTTGTGCTGGCCGGGCTGGCCCCCGGCGTGCAGCGGGCGAGTTGTAACGTGGAGTATCTTATCCTTGAGCAAGCGGGCGTATACGGCGGCGCGGATGCAGAGCCGACGCCCGAGCTGGCGGCGCAGGTGCTGGAAGCTGCCTTGCAGGCCAAGGCGGACGCAGAGGCAGCAGCGGAGGATGCGGCGGCTGCTAAATCCAACGCGGACAAGGCCCGGGCCGATGCCGAAAAGGCACAGCAGGCGGCGGAGAATGCTGCGGCGGATGCTGCCAAGGCCGGGCCGTATGCAGAGGCCGCGCGGGCTGCCCAAGAAGCAGCAGAGTTGGCCCGGGATGAAGCGATTGCCGCGCAGCAGGCGGCGGAGAATGCGGCTGCTGCCGCGGCGGCCAGTAAGAGCGAAGCGGACACGCTGGCGGCGGAGGCTGCCCGGGCCGCACTGGCGGCGGAGGAATCCAAGGCGACGGCAAATGCTGCGGCCAACCTAGCCGGAGAGAATGCTACAGCTGCACAGCAGGCGGCGGAGAATGCGGCTGCTGCCGCTAACTATGCGGGCCAGAGCGCCAGCGACGCCGCGGCCAGTAAGGCGGCGGCGGAGATTGCCGCACAGGCTGCGCAGGAGGCACAGGCTGCTGCGGCGGCTGCCAGGGACGATGCGGTAAAGGCACAGACTGCTGCGCAGACGGCGGCCAAGACGGCGCAGGATGCCCAGAACGCTGCCGAGAAGGCCCGGGACGATGCCCAGACCGCACAGCAGGGCGCGGAGGCTGCCCGGGATGCGGCGGCGGGAAGTGCCGAGGCTGCGGCGAAGTCCGAGGAAAACGCCAAGCAGAGCGCGAACACGCTGGCCGAAAGCGTGGAGAACGTGGCGGCGAACACGGCGGCGGTGGCCGAGCTGAAACAGCAGGTGAAGAACATAACTCCCGATGACAGCGCCATTGGCGACAAGCCGTGGAGCAGCAAGCACATCATTGATATGCTCTGCCCGCCGCTGGAAGAGAGCGGCAACCCTGTTGTGTGCTACCCCGTTGCGGGATACGCGCTGGGCGTGAAAGCGAAGTGGGAACCCGTGCAGGAGGGCAGCGGAACACCGTATCCGGCAGGTGGCGGGAAGAATCAGCTAAACCCAGCAGGGTATGAGGCAGCAACGAAGACAGTAAATGGTATCACTTTCACTCGCTCGAATACAGGCGAAGTGGTTGTAAACGGCACGGCTACAGGAACCGCAATCTATGTCCTGATTAAGAACTTTTCCTATCCTATCTCACTTTCAACGGATAGAAACTGGAGCATTGTAGGCGAAAACGTCATTTCTGCGCAAGGACTCGTATCCGGTGTAACTATGATTAGACCAAGCGATAATACATCGCTTTATATTCGAGTTCAATCTGGTACAACGGTAAAAACCACTGTACAGCCACAGATTGAAAAGGGCAACACGCCCACAGCTTGGGAACCCTACGAAAACATCCGTCCCATCAAGGGACGTGACAGCGTGACGGTTGAACGGTGCGGGGAGAATCTGCTGAATATAAAGCCATTTAATAAATTCACAAAAAACGGCATCACATATGAGTATGTTCCGGATGGCGGTATTCATATATCCGGCACAGCAACAACTACTGTGGATAGCTCGATGTTTCCGGTTTGGCATCTGCCGCCCGGAAAATACTACGGACTGGAAACGGGTGAAGGAATTTCCGCTTCTGTTGTGGTGCAGAGAAATGGGAAAAACTTGTGGCTAAATGCCAAAGGCAATTTTGAGATTTTGGCTGGGGATGTAACTAAGTATTGGTACGCGATTGTGAGTGCCGGCGCAACGGTTGACAAGACAGTATATCCGTACATCGTTCCTGGCACCACCGCCCCCACCACCTACACACCCTACATCGGGCAGACCAACACCCTGACCCTGCCTGAAACCGTGTATGGCGGTGAGGTGGACGCGGTGAATGGAGATGGGCAGGATACGTGGAAGCCCGTAATTCTAAATGGCACAGAATCATGGTTCTCATGGGGAATCAACGCTCACAACCCTGCTGTTACAGGATTTTATACATACGACATCACAGATTATGATGCCATAAACGTAAAAGGCATTTGTAGCCATTTAGCGCCGTCCGGCCTAGATGTGTGGGGTGGGCGGCGGGCTGGAATTGGCTTTGCGACAACCGGAGAGTCGCGCTATTTTATGTACTGCGTGCCGACTAGCTTGCTGCCCGATATATCAGCGGGACATGAAGTTGCTTCGTTAAAAGCCTACATTGCCGCCCAGAACGCCGCAGGAACCCCCGTACAAATTGCTTACAAGCTGGCAACTCCAACGCCATTCACCGCGACAGGCGCACAGCCCATTCCCGCGCTGGCGGGAGCGAACACTATTCTGACCGATGCCGACAGCGCGACTGTGACGGGACGAGCAGACCCTATTAAGCGGATTACCGATTTGGAAGATGCGGTTGCGTCTCAAACATGAAAGGAGTAGTTACCATGGCGATTAAAAGTAAAGCGCGGCACGATTTAACGCTGCGCAGCATCAAGCGAGAGATTGCAGCAGGACGTGATGTTGCGTTTTGGCTCGATAAAGCGTACACGCACTACGACAACGGCCTGCTGGATGAGGCGGACATTGCAGAGGTGGAAGCGCTGGCGCAGGCGTATTATGATGCGGTGGATGCAAGAGAGAGCGCAGACGAGGTTACGGAGACGCCGGATGTGCCGGAGGTTGACGGCGCTGAAAATACCACCGGTGAAGAAAACGACACCAACGAAAAGGAGAGTGAAACCAATGAAGGATGAAATGATTCTGTCGCCTGAAATGGACGAAGAACTGTCTAACGGAAAAGGAGAAGACGAGAATGAGTGATTCTGCACTGGCCGTTTACACGGCCATCAGCCCAAACTGCAACCGACCCCGGAGCCAGCCCATCAGCAAGATTACCGTTCATCACATGGCTGGTAACACGACGCTTGAATCTTTCGGCGCTCTTGTCGGCAGGCCATCACGCCAGATGAGCGCAAACTACGCCATCGAATCCAGCGGGCGTATCGGTCTGTTCTGCCACGAAGCTGACCGTTCTTGGTGCAGTTCCAGCCCGTGGAACGACCACAGGGCGGTGACGATTGAGGTGGCGAACGACAGCGGCGCACCGGACTGGCACGTCAGCGACAAGGCGTATGCCGCCCTGCTCGATCTTTGCACCGACATTTGCCGCCGCAACGGCATCAAGGAGCTGACCTACACCGGCGACAAGAACGGTTCGCTCACAATGCACTGCTTTTACGCCGCCACGGCCTGCCCCGGCCCCTATCTCAAGAGCAAGTTCCCCGACATTGCGGCACAGGTCACGAAGCGCCTGAAGGGAGATGTGGCCGACGCTGCACCCGCCAAGACGCAGGAGCAGACGTTCATTGACGTCATGGCCGAGAAGTGCCAGAGCCGCTGTCTGAACGCACATCTTCTGCCGTCGCTGTGCATTGCACAAGCCTGTTTGGAGAGCGCCTACGGCACGAGCGAGCTTGCAGTACAGGCAAACAACCTGTTCGGCATCAAGGCCAGCAATTGGAGCGGCAGAGTGTACAACAAGGCCACGAAGGAGTGGGACGGCAGCAAATACATCACCATCACGGCGGGCTTCCGCGCTTACGATACGATGGCCGCCTGTGTAGAGGACTACATCAAGAAGCTGACGACAATGCCGCGCTATTCCAATCTGGTCGGCTGTACCGACATCAACAAGGCGTGCGAGTACATCCGGGCCGATGGCTGGGCCACCAGCCCGACGTATACCGCAAGTCTGCTGGCCGTCGTGAAGCAGTTCAACCTGACACGGTACGATGCCGCCATCAAAGAAGACAAGCCCGCCGCGCAGACGCATCAGGAGGTCTGGCTTGACCACGTTGTGCTGCCGAACGCTGCGGCGATGGAGTTCTACCTCATCGCCAAGAAGTACGGGCTGGACAACGACAAGGCGTATCATGCAAAATACGTGGAGGTGTGATGCCAATGCAGCATGTATTTTCGTTTACACTTGCGGAGGCCTGGGCGTTTTTGATTTACGCGGCGGGCGCTGCTGCCGGGCTGTATGCCGGGGGCGTTGCCATCAGCAAAGTAATCACTGCCGTAAAAAAGCCGAAGACCGACCAGGACAAACGCATTACCAAGCTTGAAGAGCGGGTGAACGCCATGGAGGGATTCTTGAAAAACGACAAACAGCGGCTTGACCGCATGGACGAGGGGCAGCATGTGACCATGCAGGCATTGCTTGCCCTGCTTGACCACAATCTGGATGGGAACAACATTGACCAGATGCAAAAGGCAAAGGAAGCTTTGCAAAATCATCTGATTGGCTGAAAGGGAGTGCATATAAATGGGCGATTTTTTGAAAAACATTGCCGCGCTTTTCAAGGTAAAAACCATTGTGACGCTGGTTGTCGTTGCAGTGTTTGCGGCTTTGGCGCTGCGGGAGAAATTACAGCCTGACACGGTCATGACCATTGTGACAATGGTTGTGGCCTTTTATTTTGGCACACAGACCGAAAGCAAGAACAAGAAGGATGAGTAATCATGCCAAAGTTTGATTTTGTCGGCGGTTTGCTGACCGATGAAGAAACGGATGTTTTGCAGCTTCGGCGGCGCGGCTGGCGCAATGCTGATATTGCGGCAGAACTGAATTGTAGCGAGCGCACGGTAAAACGGCGCGTACACAGCATCAAAAACAAAATAGGCTGATTTAAAGGGCGCGGCTGCTTTTGTGGCCGCGCCTTTTTTATTTTGTCCCAAAGACGGCACAATGTTGGCACTTTACTGGCCTACGTTGTGCCGTCTTTTTTTGTACAATTTAGATAAAAGGAGCGGTTCGGATGGCATACAAGCAAATCAACCTAAACCCGGAAGAAAAGCGCGTCGGCGATTGTACCGTCAGAGCCATTGCAGCCGCAACGCATCAATCGTGGGCGGCTGTATATGCGGCGCTGGTTCTGGCAGGATTTGAACTGCATGATATGCCGTCTGCAAACTATGTCTGGGGCAGTTATCTGCGACGATGTGGTTGGAAGCGCTACACGTTGCCGAACAGCTGCCCGGATTGTTACACAGTGGCGCAGTTTGCAAAAGACCACCCGGACGGCACGTACATTTTGGCAATGGCTACACATGTTGTGTGCGTGCAGAATGGAGATTGGCTTGATACATGGGACAGCGGAGATGAAGTGCCGCTGTACTACTGGCAGAAAGGATGATTTACCATGGCGTTTGGCGTACAGTATCAGCCCGGCTATATGCCGAACTATTATCCAATGGGGCAGCAGATGCCGTCGGCCATGCCCGATCAGCTCGCGCAGCTTAGACAAGCGGCATATCCTCAACCGCAGCCGCCCGCGCAGCAAAGCTCGCCTATTATCTGGGTGCAGGGCGAAGAGGGCGCCAAAGCGTATATGGTGGCGGCGGGGAATAGTGTGCTGCTGATGGACAGCGAAAACAGCACATTTTATATCAAATCCACCGATGCAAGCGGTATGCCGCAGCCCCTGCGCGTTTTTGATTATATAGAGCGCACAGCAAGCCAGAAACAGCCCGCACAGACCGCGCAAAAACCGAAAGAAGAATATGTCACGCGGCAAGAGTTCAACGCGTTGACAGCCCGCTTTGACGCGCTGGCGGCGGATAAACCTTTGACGCGCAAGAAAAAGGAGGCAGACAATGAGCAACCCTCTGTTTAACGCTCTTGGCGGCGGCAAAATGCCGGGCGCAATGGGACAATTCCAGCAAATGATGCAGCAGTTTCAGCAGTTCCGACAGAATTTTCAAGGCGACCCGAAGCAAGAAGTTCAAAAGCTGCTGCAATCTGGAAAAATGAGCCAGCAGCAGCTAAATCAGCTGCAAGCGATGGCGCAGCAGTTTCAGGGCTTTTTAAAATAGGTTCAAACCGTGCGCACGGTGAACAATACATTCAACTTTTGAAAGGAGTTAAACATGAGTCTTTCTTCGGACGGCACTGTTATGACAATGCCTGTGCAGCCCGCTAATACGGGCAATGGCAACGGCTGGGGCTTTGGCGGCGATGGTGCGTGGTGGATTATCATTCTCTTCCTCTTCGTTTTCTGCGGCTGGGGCGGTAACTGGGGCAACAACGGATTTGGCGGCAACGGCAGCGCCGGCGCAGTTGATGGCTACATCCTCACCAGCGACTTTGCCAACATCGAACGCAAAATCGACGTCGTGAACAACGGTCTGTGTGACGGCTTCTATGCTCAGGCACAGCTTGTCAACGGTGTGCAGAACGCTATGCAGCAGGGCTTTATGAGCGCCGAAATCAGCCGCGCAAACCAGCAGGCCGCATTTATGCAGCAGCTCAACGCCATGCAGATGCAGCAGGCTAATTGCTGCTGCGAGACCCGCGAGGCCATCCAGGGCGTAAACTACAACCTCGCTACGCAGGCTTGCGACACGCGCCAGACTATCCAGAACGGCACGCGGGACATCATCGAAAACCAGAACGCGAACGCCCGCGCTGTGCTTGACGCACTGACGGCGCAGCGCATTGAGGCTAAAGATGCCAAGATTGCCGAGCAGAGCCAGCAGATTTTCGCTGCACAGCTTGCCGCAAGTCAGGCCGCGCAGAACAACTACCTGCTGAACCAGCTGCGGCCTGTGCCCATTCCGGCGTACCAGTCCTGCAATCCGTGGGCTTCTGGCTCGTACACCGGTTGCGGCGGCTGCGGATGCTAAAAATGAATACGGCAACTTGTCGGAACATCTGACATGTTCGGCCCCGTGCCGATAGTGCAAAATGTGGCGGGGCAATCGTCCCGCCACTATCTTTTTTTGAAAGGAATGATTTTATGGCTGAATTTACAAATGCCAATACCGTGAGCGTGGAAGCAGGCCAGAACGTGCCGCTGACGGAAACGGCAGTAGCGGGCAAGGGCTGTGTCGTACACAGAGAGGGCGCCGGTATTGTTACGCTGCGCGGCATTACAAACCAGTGCAAAGCTCGTTTCAAAGTGGGCTTCGGTGCAAACGTTGCTATCCCTACAGGCGGCACAGTAGAAGCTATTACGGCGGCGCTTGCCATCAACGGTGAACCGCTGAACAGTGCGACGGCAACCGTGACACCGGCAGCAGTAGAAAACTTCTTTAATATCTATGTGACGTCTTTTGTTGAAGTTCCGCGCGGCTGCTGCCTGACCGTTGCCGCCGAAAATACAAGCACACAAACCGTTTTGTTTGCGAACGCAAACTTTGTGGTCGAGAGAGTGAGCTGAAAGGAGTAAACCATGAGTAAAAGAGTTTTGTATGACTTGAAAGACATGCTGTGCGCAGAACTGGACGAAATCGGAAAGAAGGGTGAAATGTCTGCCGGTGACTTGGAAACTGTTCACAAGCTGACTGACACTATCAAAAATATCGACAAAATTGTCATGCTGGAAGATGACGGCTACAGCCGCGATGAGGATTACAGCCGCGATGGTGATTGGAGCGCCAATATGCGCGGCAATTATGGACGCGGCAGCAGCTATGCGCGGCGCGGTTCGCATTATGTGCGCGGGCACTACAGCATGGACGATGGGCGCGATTCACTGATTTCCCGCATGGAAGATATTATGCGCGGGGCTGACAGCAAAGACAGGGAAGTCATCCAGCGCTGCATTGACACGATGCGAAACGGTTAAAGTGAGGTGTAAGGGCTATGGTTGACGTGCGAGAGATTGACGGCGCTATAGCCGAAATCGAAAACAGCGAACTCACCATGACCAGGGTTAAAAATTTGGCTGCGCTGTATGTTGTGAAAAATCAGCGTCTTGCAGATGCGTCCCATTCTCCGCAGAAAGCAGAACTGCAAGAGCCTGTGCGTTACTACGAAGCGGCAGAGCCGTTTACAAGGGCTGCTGTTGGCAACAGTGACTTTTTACGGGCTGTGTCAAACGTAGACATCGCAGCAGCGCTGAACGTGCTGGATGAGCTTATGTCGGCCTTGTATGTAGCAAACCCTAAAGTTTATAATGGCGTAATGCGGAAATTGGAGCGTTTACAGGATGAGTGAATTTTTGGAGATTGTAAAAAAGGCCGATACCGGGCGAGTGTGGCGTGTGCTGGATGAGTTTATGGATGCGCTGAAAGAAGCACGTCCGGAGGTGTATAATGATTTGGTACACAGTTTGCAGAGAAAATAGGTAAGTGTGTACTAAAACGTGTACTTGAAAAAGAAAATGCCGTAGATTTAAACGAATCTACGGCATTTGTTGTGGTCGAGGTGACAGGACTCGAACTATACACAATGCTTTTAGTGATTAAAAATATAGCGGTATATTGCTATATTATTTTGTTTTATCACATACTTTTTTTATT